GTCACTATCATCATCTGTGCCCGTAGAAAACATCATGGATAAAGCAGTTAAGTTTATCAAGACCTCAACAGATAAGCGTAAAGCATACGACAACATTGTTGCTAAGTACGGAGATCAACTTACTGATAAGCAAAAAGCTGGACTTCAAAAGTTTGTTAGATAATGTTCTCGTGTGAAGTAGATATCGTTCTTAAAAAGATCTATGGTGAGGGTAGTGTACGTAAAGCAACACCACAAGAAATACAACAGTCTAAAGAACATAATACTCCTGAGCACATCAAGAATCCCAAACAGCATGAAGTAGATGAATCTTTAGTAGATGCAGAAGTACAATGCAGTAGATGCTTGCATATTCAAACAGCAGACATATCAGAAAGCAGTGCGATTAAATGTGAAAGTTGTGATGAAATAGACTATTGCTACTCTGGAGATGAAATCATATAAGCATAATGTAAACCCATACTCTTCAAGTTTTGTGTTGATAGAATTGCACGATCATGAAGTTCAACGCATAGATGAATTTTGTGAACGTGTGATTCAACACAAAGAAAAAGAGTCTCATTACAAAATAGATCACGGATCTATGTACAAGAGGTTTTATACTGGGACTGCTGGAGAGTTAGCACTTGAGAAACTGCTTGATACTCAAGGGATTGTAAACTGGACAGTTGGTTTGTCTAAAGATTACAATACTCCAGATCTAGCCGATGTAGATCTAAACGTGGGTGTTAAAACTGTAGGTTTTGGTGTGTTTCCTCTTGTAAGAAAAGAAAGCACACATCCTCAGATCATATGTATACTATGGAAAAAGAAATGGGTGTATGTATGCGGAATAGCCTCAGTAAATACACTTAACACATACCAAGATGACAAACTAATACTTGATGATCGATTAAGATGTAGAGGCGTTAAGTCTGGATTCTATGGATTCAAACATTTAAAACCATTTAAAAATATAAACGAATTAAAAAACATCGCAAATGAATTTAAGAAAAGAACTTACAGAGAGATTGGGTAAAGGGCATTTGTCTTACTCTTCACTCAAATACGCATTAGGCGACATGCGTTTGTGGGAGATGTATATGAGGGGTGAGCTAAAGAAAGAATCTGAAGCCTTAACGTTTGGTACGTTGTACGACATGCTTTTGTTTGAAAGAGAAAAAGCTATGGATACATATGTAATCATTGACTCAGAAAAAATATTATCCAACTGCACTGAAAAGACTCAAAGCTCTAAAAACCCTTATTTGACTAAAGACTACAAAGAAAGAAAAGCGGAGCTTGTAAAAGAAGCAGATGACAATGGTAAAACTATGTGTAGTTTAGAGCATTGGCAACAAGCAAACGACATGATCGAGCGTCTTGTTTCATGTGGACTTATAGGGAAAAGATTACAGGGTAGATACCAGGTGGAGTTCAATGAAGATATTGATGGTGTTCCATTAAAAGGTTTCTTGGATTGCCTTAATGATGATTGCATTGTTGATAGCAAGTCTACTAGAAGCATATCAAAGTTTAGGTATGACGTTAGTGGGTTTAGCTATGATATACAAGCATACATATATACAAAGGTGTTCGGTATAAAGGATTTTTACTGGTTGGTACAGGAGAAAACATACCCCTACTACCCAGCCGATGTAAAATGTTCAGATGAAACATTATTCTCTGGAGAAATGAAGTTTGATCAGGCTTTACAAAACATAAAGAACTGGTTGAAGAAAAAAGAAGACTTCGATAGCAATTATGCGGAGTTTATTGTGTAGAATTGTAAAAGCAAATCGTTTGCTTTCAATTATAATTTATAAATTATTTTAATCATGAGTGATACTAAGTATGATTCAGTACTCGTAGGGTACGCAGAAGAACCTCGAATGTACGAGGGGGAACTTTCAAGTTGGTCTGTAACTTTTAAAGACACAGATCTTAAAGAGATGATTGACAAATATGCTACAAAGCGTGATGCCGAGGGGCGTGGCGGTAACGTGTATGTCAAGCTATTCATGTCTAAGAATGGTAAATCTTGCTGTTCGGTGTTTGATCCTAACAGTGAAGCAGCAAAAGAAAAGCGAGCTGCAAAGCAAGCTAAAGCTGAGGCTGAAACGAATGACATGCCATTCTAATAAACCTATGATTAAACACTCTCATGTTCGTGTAGCCTTCAAGAAACGGAAGGTTGTACACGAGCGTAGAGAGTGGATAGTCACTATTTACGATACACCATCTGATATCATGCGTTACGATTATAAAAATATGAATCGTCTACGTGATAAATACTTTACCCCAAAGGCGAAAAATAAAGATATTATCGTGCGTGAGATATTGGATGTTGTAGAGTTATCACGATCACAAATAACATTAGATGAACACAAAAGAGAAGCTGAAAAAAAAATGCGATGATGTTAAGCAACTTCTTCTTAAAAAGAATGAAGCTTACGGTGATTCAGCACTAATACCCGCAAATATATTCTCTCACCTCACAGCTGTAGAAGCTATCAAAATAAGGATAGATGATAAACTTAAGAGAATAGAAAATAAAGGCATTTACGATAATACAGAGGATACACTTATGGATCTAGCTGGTTATTTAATACTATTAATGGTAGCGAAAGACAATGAAAGTAACTCTATTCAAGGACATAAAAGACATAAACAACCCATACCACTCGACTTTAACGACAGCCCTACATCGCATACGGGAGGGAAAATCAAAGTCACTTATCAAGAAGATTAGATCTGGAGAAAAGGCTAAGAAGAAAGAGTTACCAGTAGTATGTTTTAGTGGAGAGTTTTCATCAAGAAATGATGAGGCTTTATTTGAGCATTCTGGATATATAGTTCTAGATTTTGATCATGTCGATGTAGATCAAGTAAAAACAGCTCTAGCGGTAGACGATTATATATATTCTTGCTGGACATCGCCATCAGGAGATGGTGTGAAAGCGTTGGTTGCCATAACCAACCCTGAAAGACATAGGGATCACTTTAGGGCACTAAAAACATACTTTGACAAACAGTATTGCTTAGAAATAGATGAGTCAGGCATAAATGAATCTCGTGCATGCTTCGAGTCCTATGATCCTGACATTATAATTAAAGATGAATCAAAAAAATTTGGTGCCTTTAGCAGTGAAATGGCTGAAGCACAAACACCTGTAAACGAATCATATAAGCATACAGATTACATGAAGCTTAATCTAGCCGCTAGAATGGTTAGGAGAGCTGAAGATGGAGAGAAACACGCAATGCTTCTCAAGGCTTCACTACTTTGTGGAGGTTACATATCTGCTGGAAGGATAGAAGAGGAGGAAGCTATCAGGGTATTGATGCGTGAGATATGTAAGAGAGATATTGAATCAGAATCTGAAGCTAAAGCTACAATAGTAAGAGGCATAGAGAAGGGGAAAGATATGCCTATCAGGGAGGTGATTGATGAGGAGCAATCTATTAAAAGGCAAATGCTCATTAATGACGGAGATATGTCTTTTATATCGTCCGATGATGAGGACTTCAGGTGGATAGATGATTATGCACAAGGTAAAATACCAGTCGGTTTAGATACTGGAGATAAAAAGTTAGATCAGCATTTTAAATACAAAAGAGAGTTTGTTATAATCAACGGTCATTCTAATGTAGGTAAAACTACTGCTGCATTATATCTCATATGCAATTCAGTTAGAAGACATAATTGGAAGTGGGTAATATATTCTTCAGAAAATAGAACGTCCTCACTCAAGATGCAGTTGATGCAATTTGCTATGGACAGGAAGATTCAAGACATGCCTTACGCTGAACGTAAGCAAGCTTACAAGTGGGTAAACGATCATTTCACAATTATCAACACAAATCAAATCTACAGTTACTCAGATCTTATACTATTTATAGATAAAATTAAAGCACAGACAGTTGTAGATGCTGCATTTCTTGATCCATACAATAGCTTCAAAATAGAGTTAAACAATTCAAGGATTAGTTCACATGAATACCACTACCAAGCTGCTAGTGAGTTTCTTACATATGCAAAGACAAATGACGTAGCTGTGTGGTTAAACATGCATGCTGTAACAGAGGCACAACGTCGTAAAGGTGATGATGGTTTGCCAGTGGCTCCGTTTGCAGAAGACACAGAAGGTGGAGGTAAGTTTGTTAATCGTGCTGATTGTTTTATTACACTACATCGAAAGATACAGTCTCCTGATCATACAATTAGAAGAATGACTGAAGTTCATGTGCGTAAGGTTCGTGAAACTGAAACAGGTGGACAACCCACACCTTTTGATGAGCCATACTTAATGAATATGAATTTATCTCACACTGGTTTTAAAGGATGGTACAGTAAAAAAGCTTTATTTAATCCAGTTAAGATTGAAGAAAAACAAGAATCTATTGACTTCTCTAGTTTTCAGTTGTAAATTTCATACATGAAGAAAAAGCAAAGAAGAAAGAGATCGTCAAAAAAGAAGAGCTTAGGTAAATTTAAATCAGCTATAGAAAAATACTGTTCAGATAGCCTCAGATCGGCTAAAATACCTTTTAATTATGAAGAGCAAGAGTTTATGCTTATGGATAAATTTAGGTTCGAAAATAAGTATTTTAAGATGACTGCTAAGAAAAAAGAAATGTCTGACAGATCTAACAGTATACAACAACCCATACGGTATACACCTGATTTTGTTGCTAAAGATGGGAGTTGGATCATAGAAACAAAAGGGTATTTACCTTCTCATCACGACTTTCCTATGAGGTGGAAGCTTTTTTTAAAGCACATTATGGATAATGATCTAAATTATGATGTATATTTAGCAAAGAATCGACAACAAGTTGACCAAGCTATATCTGAAATAAAAAAATCTATGTGTGATGAATGAAAAGATAGTAAGTCAGACGTACTTTGATGCTTGTGAAAGGATTCACAGGGCGGCTGACATGCTTTATGAATCATTACACAACGAAGAAGGTACGCAAACAATTAAAGACTACAACGAAGTCCTAGCGAATATTAAAACGTTTAGAGAATGGACTAATAATGAGCTAGATCTTATACGAGAAATGTGCAAGGAATCGGATAGTCTATTATTTTAAATAAAAATGGAAGAAAAGGTTTTATTAGGAAAATCTTTAAGCAGATCTGCTAACAGTGATGCAAAACTATTACAAGGCATTGTTGAGAGAGAATTTGAAGAGTCTTTATTAAACAAAGATAGACGTAGAAATTCAGTAGACTCTAAAAGGGTTTTCTCTGTAATAATGAGAGAAAGAAATCATACTTGCTCAGTAGTGGGTAGATTTATTTACAAAGATCACAGCACTATATGTCATTATGAGAGGACTATGCCTGACATATTGCAAACAGATCGTGATTTTAAAAAGAAATTTGATAGCTGCCGTAATAAATTTTTTAAAAAATTAGAATTTACCAGACTTAAAAGAGAAGCAGAAGAGCAAGATTTTAAAGACCAGGTATTGAGTAATTTTCAGAAAAAAATTGATGCTATTGAATGTGATAAAAAATCATTAGAGCAACATAACGAGCATCTTATGGGTAAGATTAAAGATCTTAAAAAAGAATTAAACAATCCTATAGCTCTTAGCGTTTTTTGACGCTGTAGCCTTTTTTACGTTTTTTCTTTACTATATACCCACCTCTTCTTAAAAAAGCTTTACTAGTTCTTTCTGCAACTCTCTCCACCTCTGGTACTGGGAATTTTATGCCAAAATATCCGCCTACTATATTTGGATCAGTTATAAAATCGTCAGGACTAAGGCCTTTCATTAGATTGATGTTACCCGATTGAGGGTTTATAGCTATCTTAGCTTTAAGCCCATCTGGCATATTACGATTTATTATTTTTAAGAAATCTTCGGCTTGAGAAGGATTAAGTTGATGCGTAAAAAGAGTTTGTGTTTGTTCAGGAGTTAAACCTAAAATACCTTTCCCAACCTCCCCTGTACCTTTCCTCCCTAGTGGGTTTAAAAAATTGTACTGTATATCTCCAGTAAATTTAACAGCGTTAGATCTATCTACAAGTCTTAAAAATAATGGATATGAATCTGAACTAAGGCTAGCAGTAAACCTTTCACCAACTTTAACCTGATCGGTGACGGCTTGTAAAAGCTTAAAGGTTGTTTTAGAGTCTTGACCTGCAGGCACACTTATACTCATGTCCCATGGCTTGGTTTTATCATACCTATATAATTGTACTCCTGTTTCTTGAATTGGAAATCCTGCATTATCGTACAGTTGATATGTTATCATATCTTCACTACTGTCTAAGGGATTAAATTTATAAGTCCCTAAATCTCGACCCTGTTTGGTTACACCAGCTGCAATTTCGTCTGGTAAATTTGGAAACAAAGACTTTACATTTCCTTTTTCTATTGCTCTAACTGCATCAGATATCTGATCTGCAACATCTACTGTAGCATTTGGACTTAAAGCTATATACTCTTCTAAAAAGTCATCTAAAGCCTCTGCAACGTCTGCCCTAACTCTAGGGTCAGCGTTTAATAATTCATCAGGTATATATCGTTGAATATCACCACCGTCTGGCGTGAGGTTTCGTAAGTTGTCAAAAAACTTTTGACCTATATCATATGACTCATCGAGCGTGAAGCCTCTTTCGGTTCTTCTACCATATTGTAACCTTGTTCCTACACCATCTATAAGGTCATCAATAGTAGAGCTTGCATTCGCTATATCATAAGCACTAGGAGTAGTAGGTACAACATTATCAGCAGCACCAACTAGTTCATCACCAGCAGATAAAGTAAGCGGTCTTCCTATTAGATCTGGATCATCAGCAGCACGAACTACATCGTCAGCAGCACCAACTACATCATCAGAGGCTCTTAAGAGAGATATTGGACTTTTTCTAAGGCCTGCTTTTGTTCCTCCTCGCAAACTAGCAAGGAAAGGGCTTTTAAGAAGACCTGCTCCACCAAAATAAACACTTGGATCAGTAAGAAGGTCAACAGCAAAAGCTCCATATGGATTTTCTATACCTAAACCCTCTGAAGGATTTAAAAACCCTGCACCTGGATCATCACCATATCCTAACCCTTGCATCATAGATTGCGTAAAACCCATAGGATTATAGTTTGCGTCCTTTCCAGTTATACCACTTATTACGGGGTTTACAAGATATCTTTGAGGATAAGTGCTAACATCCATAAGCGACCCAAGTGTGGCTGCACCCATTGTCTTCCCTGCTAGATTCATATCACCTCTTACATCTGCCTTGAAAGCCTCTTTTTCTTCAGGGGACGCATATGGTACTTCATAATCAAGATCCTCATCAAACATACCACCGCCTGTTCTAGCTATAGCATCCTCTATAGAGCCGAGTTTCTTAAATAGGCTTCTAGATGGCTTTCTTTCACCTGGCTTACCTATATATACAGTACTATCTGGGTCGTCAAAAACCTCTTTGTGTGTATATCCTAGCTCTAATAAGCGATTGGCTGTTTTCTGTTGCCGCCTTGTGTACTTGGTATCTTTACCAAAGCCGCCAAATACAGTCGCCTCTTGTCCAATTTGATGACCGACAAGTATAGGCATAAAACCACCTTTTCCATCTGAATAATAACCTCTGTCTGGGAGTTTTATATAGTTGCGTGAACTAGGAGTTGGTGTTATTTTTTTTGTACCATCTTCAAGAGTCTCTAAATATAGTGAAAAGCCACTACCACTTTGAGTCGCAATTTGGTTAGGATCGCCTATTAAACTACCTAAAATTTGATTTACTTGTTCGTCAGATTTTTTTGTTACTCTATGTCCAGGTTCGTGCGGCATTTAGTTTTTAGCTTTTTTCTCTATAGTTCTACCAGCAAAGTATGCACCGAATGCCGTAAGCATTAGTAGCTCTAACAAAGATACGTAAGAGTCTTTTACATTAAATGCTACATTGTCCATGCTATCGATCATCATAGTGATCATAAACATAGCCATAAGGCATATAAGAGTCACAGGACGTATAAGTTTAGCAAGCTTTACATCACTACCCATATCAGCTTTCCAACGCTCTGTTACGTTCTCTTGGAATCTAACCTCTGCGTCGATCATACGTTGAGCCTCCTCCGAGTCAACACTTCTCCTC